CTCTAAAAAACTCTTATAGTGCTGGTCGCAGAGGTCTTCTTCCTGAGTTAAATAAAAGTTTTATTGTGGCGGCTACAAAAGATCAATATAACTCTTTAGGTAAAATGTTAAATACTGGTGTTAAGAGCAGTAATGCTAGGGCCATGATGAATAGCATAGACGAGGCTTACAAGCAGATAGCTAAAAGCAAAAAAGGAGTAGAAGATATTGCTTATGCTACAGCAACGGACGCTAAAGAAGCAGTTAAGCAATCTTACTTGACTACCTTAATCCCTAATATGAAAGACCCTGCTTTTGATATTAATGATTATGCTAGGCTTGCTGACAAATTCTCAAACCCAGACCAAGACGCTATGCTTAAAGTAGTTGCAGGTAAAGACTATGGTAGAGTAAAACAGCTTTTTAACTTAATGGACGAGGCCGCTAAGAAGCCTGAAGGAAACGTAGGAACTCTTGTTTTGCGAGGCAAGGAATTTGGCTCTTTAGAAGGCGTGGCTAAAGGCGCTCAATTCGTTGGTACAGGGGCTGTAGCAGGCGGTGTCGGACTAGTTCCTGGCTTGTTGACAGCAGGTGCTGTATTCTTAGGGCCAAAGATGTTAGCAGCGGCTGCTTCAAACCCTAAAGCTGTAAATAAATTACTGGCTTTTGAGAAGATGACTTTTAAAGACGATAAAGCCAGAGACAAAGCAGCTACTTTAATAGTTGCTGAAATAATGGATGGTTTAAACAAAGAAAGACGAGCTGAGATAAGAAACGAAGAAAGAACTCAGTAACAAAAAAGCCCTGTGCAGTCATCTACACAGGGCTTTTTAGTACCTACAACATCTACACTATCTCACACGCACCACCTACACAGGCTAACTCTTGACTCCCTGTAGTGTTATCTTCCTGCTCAAAGTTACCTAAGTCTTCCCAATTAACCCCAACAGGCATAGCCGCTAGTAACTCTTCGTACTTCTCAGCGTCTATCTCTTCATACGGAGCTTGCTGATATACATGATCACTATAAGGCAACAGACTAATCCCACTACACAGATCAAAGTTTTCCCATATCCACTGTGCTACTTGCAGGAATTCACTATCTGTATAATATACAGTGATGCTTGGTTTATGCTCGCACCAATGGTTCTGATAAGCCTTCCAAAGCTGTAGCTGCTGCATAGCCCCTACCTGCTTAACCGTGGTACACTTCTCTGGTGACTTCACAGGGAAGCTAAACACTGCTGACGAGGGTGACATCACATCCTGCTCTACTGGGAACCCTGCTGCTTCCATGAAGACTGCAAGCGGGTCTTTTTTGTCGCTACGAACTCTGCGAATGTAATGCTTAGAGAAGCGAGGATGGATACCACTAGCAGAATCGACAAGCTGAGATACAGTACCGCTAGGCTTAACGCATGTAATAGCCGCAGACTGGCTAATGCCAAGCTTTGTAGCCCACTTCTCGTTAGTCTTAACAGCAACATCGCGTATTTGTTCAAGCCACTTCTCCAGGTCTGGGGAGTCACCTTTACTCAGCAGGTAGTGATCCATTATACCTGTCATGCTCACGCCCAATAGCGCCTCTTCTTCCGTGTTCTTCTTCCAGCAGTTACGCAGGTAACGGAAGTCTGTCAGTGTAGCCTGTAACGTGCCAATGATGGCTGCTACTTCTGCCTTCTTCTTCAGCGTGTCTAGGTCGTCTTCAGGACGCACTACAATCTCTGACAGGTTACAAAACTGGTTACTACGCAGGATGATCTCAGAGCATGGGTTAGTACCAAAGTCCTGCTCACTGTCACGCCTACCGTTACGCGCTGCAATCTTCTGTGCTGCTACACGGCTGAAGATACCACGCTCACCCGCCTTGCTCTCGTACATGCACTGCATCTCTGACAGGAATGACTCAAAGTCTGGCTTCTCAGTGTACGCTACGCTGTTGTTAGCAAGCCTACGATGCCCTTCGTGTCGCCACCAGTCTCCTGACTTAGCCTTAGCCATACGAGGGTCAGAGAGGTTAGAGAGGCTGATTAGGGCTGATCTACGCACACCACCGACCACTACAATGTCAGCTATCTTACATACAACATCGTGACACTCAATAGAGGTTAGCTTGCGTCCTGCTGCCTTCTGGAATATCTCTACACAGAAGTTAAACAGATCAATCAAAGGCTCTGGCCCTGACGCACGACCACCAAAGGTTTTCAGTCTAGCCCCTGCTGGACGTATGCGGCTCATGTCCCACTGCGGTATCTTACCAGCGTACAGCATAGCAATTAACTCACGGAACGCTGATGCCCAACCAATCTTGCTGTCACTAACAACAATAACGGTGTCTGTCTTGTGGAAAGTCTCTGCAACCTCTGGCAGCTTGTTAATGAAGTTACGCTCAACGCTGAAGCCTACGCCTGTGCCACACATCAGAACATACATCAACTCGTCAAAGCTGCGCGGTGAGTCAATGTGCAGATAGCTACAGTTAAAGCCTGCTACGTTGTCCTTAGCCAGTGCTTCACCTGCTGTCATCATACAGCGCATTGAAGGCATCACATCCTGGTGCATGATAGCTTCTTTGAGCAGGTCGTAGTCTTTGCCTTTTAGCTGCTTACGCTCTTTAAAGAAGTCTACATAGCGTGTTACCGTCTCTTCCCATGTCTCTCGTCTGCTCTCCTCTGGTAGCCATCGTGCGTACCTGCTCTTGTGTATAAACTGCTGATACTGATCCATTAGTTGTTCTCCTCTGCTACCATGTCTGTTAGTTTGTTTAAGTACCAGCCAGCCTTCTCTAAATCCTCTACCTGCTTGCCTTTGTAATCATAGCGCCACAGGTACTTAATGCAGTTGCCCTTGAGGTAGCCTTTGAATGCAACACTGGACATGGACTCCTCTATTGCATCAATGCACTCTATGTTGCCTGTGTTGTAATGGTCTGGGTTGTTTACTACATCTTCCACTGCTTCTTCCTCTGCCATGGTCGCCCAAGGCTCTAGTCCTGTTTTCTCTGCTGCTGGCTCTACTGTGCGTAGTCTGTCCCAGTCTGCTGGTGTTGCGTCATTGAGTCTCATGTTTAAAATCCTCTGATAGTTCTTCTAATCTGTCGTTGATGCGGTCACTAAACTTGTTGACTAACTCTTCTGAGCTTATGTCTAATATCTCTATTAGTGTTAGTTCGTCTAGCTGCGACATCTTCTCCAATAATTCATAGTATGTTAGAGGCATCCTAGTCTCCGTATTTCTCTCGCAAGTAGTTTATACTGACTGGCATCTCGTCACAACCACCGTCTTTAACTTCGTTGAGTATCCAGATACCTGACCAGCTTCCATTGGTCTGTGGTGTTAGGTAGTCTTCGTCGTGTTGGTAGAAGATACCAGCGAATAAGCCTAGCATGTTAGTTCCATCTGCCTTACGCGCAAAAGCAACATCCCTGTCTTGAACATGCCCCATCACACACGACATATACTTCTTCTGTAGCATCAGCTTTGCACTGCTGACTGGTCTACCCATCACACCGCTGGTGAAGTAGTGAGAGTAGGCGATATCGTCAATGATAACAGGCTCTAAGAAGTCATACACTTCCCAGCCCATCTCTTCCAGCTTCAGGTCTTTAAAGCCAATTAGACCGTCTAGTTTAGGGTCTGCATTGACTGCTCTTTCTATGCGGTATTCGTGATTACCTAGAGTGAACACCATGCGAGGGTTCCAGCGTTTGTCTTTGTTGCGTATAAGACGCTGCTGCTCTTGTCTGATAGGCTCTAGGAAGGCTTCCATGCCCTGTATACCTGCTTCAATGTCGTTGCTGTAGCGTCTGCCCTCAAAGTTGCGAGTGCCGCTATCGTAGCTGCTCAGGGCTGGCATGTCCCAGTGGTCTCCGATGTGTACTATAACGTCAGGCTTCTTGTCTACAGCATACTGTCCAGCCCATCGTAGATGCTCGATAGGATTTCCAGGTTTTACTTGTGTGTCTGGTATTACTAGATGCTTAGTCATTACTTCTTACGCCTCTTGCGTTCTGCATTAGTCTTAGCAGTGTGACACTTGTGACACAGTACCTGATACCCTTCAGCTTCGATGAACATCCTCTCAATGTAGGTGTTCCAATCTATAAAGCCTACTGCTGGGTCTACTACTGGGTCTATATGGTCTACTGCTGCGTTGTTGCGTCTACGCTTCTTTCCTTCTAGTGGTGGTAGAGTAGCTGGGGAGCCTTTGCCACACTTGGCACACTTGTAAACTCCTCTAGCCACTCTAGCCGCTGACTTGACATCGTGCTTTACACCCCACTTAGCGTGAGCCTGACGGAGTGCGGAGACGATAAAGGAGCGAAAACGTGCTTCTGTCCATCTGCCGTTATTCCTTGTCTTCATGTTTAAACATTATCTGGAGTCAATTCAAAACCATTAGCAGGTTGTTGTGCGCTAACCTGCTCCCGAACTCTAAAAAATCCTTCATATTCGGGATACATCTTCATAAAACGCCTTGCATAGAAAGGCCGTATATTATTGTTGATTTTGAATTCGG